TTGGAGTAGCGATTGCAGGTACAGTAGGTACTAACTCTTTAGTTGATGGTAGTGTTACGAACCCTAAGTTAGCTAGTGGTGCTGTTACATCTGATAAGATAAGTACAACTGATACCAACTTCAATGTACAGTCGGACGGTAAAGTGGGTATTGGTACTGCTAGTCCTGATTCAAAAGTGGAAATCGTGTCATCTACCTCTGCAAGTATCATCGAAGTGTCGAGTACATCATCTAATAACGGAGGTTATATAAAAATCAACGGCTCAACTGAAAGTGGAGTGAGTGGTGATGTTTTTATCGGTAACGCAGTCCCTCTTATTTCTAGTGNTCCCAACGAAGCAGGGGCGATTAGAACAGCAGGACCTTTAATTTTTGGTATAGGTGCCGTCGAAAAAATGCGGATTGAATCAACTGGTCTCGATGTAACTGGAGACTTAAACATTACAGGTGACTACAAAGTAAACGGTACGAACTTACAGACTGTACCTACTGGAACTGTATCGGCTTTTGCTGGTAGTGCTGCTCCTACAGGTTACGCTTTGTGTGACGGTAGTGCTGTAAACAGGACTACTCAAGCTGCTTTGTTTGGTGTCATAGGTACGACTTATGGGGTAGGTGATGGTTCTACTACTTTCAACTTACCTGATTTAAGAGGTCGTGTTGTTGCTGGTATGGGTGAAAGTTTATTAGGTGCAACTGCTGATACACTTGGTGAAGATAATGGTCTTATTGCTAATACGAAGACACACACCCTGACCGAAGCAGAGATGCCTAGTCATAACCACGAAGCTGGTAACTTTAGAGGGGTAAATACAGGTAACGTTATTTCGAGGCATTTTGGGGCTGGTTCAACAAGTGTTAATGTTCCGTACTTTAGCGAGTGGGGTAGTAGTCAGCCGTCAACAGATTCGTCTCTCACTTCATCAGTTGGAGGCGGCTCCGCACACAACAATGTCCAGCCTACCATCATCCTTAACTACATTATTAAAACTTAATCGATGATCGACTCTTTCTCCAGTCTTCTCAACACCGCATTCGTCATAGGTCTTGGCGTCATAGGGTGGATTGTTAAACGTGTTATTGAACGCTTAGACATCGGAGATAAACGACTTACTAAGATAGAGGTAGAGCTTGCTACTCAACGAGAACGAGACGCTGCCGTGGAAAATAGAATAGGTAAAGTTGAGACTGCTATCCATGAGATGCACAACAAACTTGACCGTATGATGGAGATATTAGTTAAACGATAATGAGCTTATATAAAAACATTAACAAACGTAAGAGCTTAGGCATTAGCCGTAGTAAAAAGAAGTCAACCATTACTCCTAAAGCTTACGCTAATATGAAGCGTGGGTTCCCTAAGAAGAAGTAACTATGCCTAAGTCCGTTTCACTATCTATCGGTAGAGGTGAGAAGTCTCGTAAGGGTGGACTCACTGCAAAGGGTAGAGCTAAATATAACAGAGCTACAGGTTCTAACTTAAAAGCCCCGCAACCCGGAGGAGGTCCTCGTAAACGTTCCTTCTGTGCTCGTATGAGCGGTAACAAAGGACCAATGAAGGACAGTAAAGGTAGACCTACAAGAAAAGCTTTAGCGTTGCGTAGATGGAAGTGCTGAGATGCTTCGACGAACAGTACAGAAGGTTAATCCGTTATCAGCACAATCACGCACGCTGGCATTAACCTCTGCTTCAGATTTACAGCAACTAAAGAGCGACTTTCAATCGGATAAAGCAACACAAGACAGTAAGATTTCAACACTAGAAACAGATAAGATAAGTAAAGATACACAGATGACGGCACTAGATACCAGAGTAACAACAATGGAGGACTCAGCTACAGGTATTGTTGACGGTGGTCGTGCAGATGTACAACACTTAGAAGCTACTAATATAAACGGAGGTAGTGCATCGATATGAGTGTAAGAAGAATATTTTTAAGACGGGACACCGCAGCTAATTGGTCAAGTGAGAATCCTGTACTTTCCGTTGGGGAACCAGCCTTTGACACCACCAATCAGATATTAAAGGTAGGTAACGGGACAACTCCGTGGAACTCGCTTGCACAATTTCAAGGACCAACGGGGGCGACAGGCCCAGCGGGTGCGGATGGCGTGGATGGGGTTGACGGTCAGGACGGCATACAAATAAACACCTACACAAAAGCCAACCTACCGCTTAACGCGACTGCCGGAACAAATGCCTTAGTTACTGACGGTACGATTGGCGGTACGCCTACGATGTCCTACTTTTATAACGGAGTATGGTACAGAACTTTCGATAACTCGGTAATTAGTAATAAGACAATCGATTTATTTATCTTAGCTGGTCAATCGAATGCACATGGTTCGGCAGATGTATCTGATCTTACATCAGGACAAGCGACTCAAGACGGCTTATTCTATACCTCTTGGCATGACTCTACAAGCAACGCAGAAACCACACAGAACTATTCTAGTTGGGCGACATCGCTGGTAGCTGGAAGCACACGAGGGGATAGTAATAACTTGGTGAACTCACCCAACTTCGGCCCTGAGCTTGGATTTGTTAGTCGAGCCAACGCAATCAATTTAACAACTCAACCAATCGGTATTCTTAAATACGCAGTTGGTGCTTCACAATTAAATGCTGGGGATGCGAACTTTTCGGATTGGGGCACCACAGCAACAGGAAGTCGAGAAGGTGACTGCTATCGTGGATTACTCTCTGCACTATCGGATGCCACTACCAAGTTAACAAACGCTGGATACTCATGGAACTTTAAGGGTATGATATGGTGGCAAGGGGAGAGTGGTGCATCTGTTAGTGGATTAAATACTTTTATCGCAGCAGTAAGAACGGTGCTAGGTAATTCCTACGGAGTATCGAACACATCACAGTTCCCTGTTGTAATAACAAAGATTGGATACGGTACAGATTTAACTCCTGTAGCTAATGCTGATGCTTATGTAGGAATTGTGGATGCTGCGACCTACGGACATAGTGCTTCTCAAAACCATGTAGGTGCTTCAGCCGATGGTAGTTCTGATACAACAGGCAACGGAGTAAACGATATGTTTGATATCGGTGAGGCGTTTGCAGATAAGATGCAGTTAGCTATATCCGGTTCCACTAACGCCGCTTGGAATCCATCTTCAATCACTACTCGTCTGTGGTTAGATATGGACGATCAGACAACTTTTACTTCGTCTAGCGGTAATGTCACAGCGATTGCAGATAAGTCAGGTAACAACTACACCTTTAATGCCGCTGGAGGTAGTACGCTTACAGCCGTAAATACGGCACAGAATAATAATAACATACTTAGGTTTGACGGCAACTCGGATGCGACTTCTTACACAGGTGTAGGGTTTAGTTCAACAGCGGTACATAAGTGGTTCTTTGTAGTTAAAGTTACAGCGTCCGATAATCACGATGCTCTTGTAACATTCACTAAGAGCAATCCTACACTACAGATGATTATGTTTAACATGAGTGGGGCGGGTGTGTTCTCAGGTGATTGGTATATGAACCCCGGTACAAGTTTGACAGGCAATTCAACCAACCTGTTAAACCAATGGGTTATGTTGTCTATTGAACTGGATGTACCTAACACTAGAGCCACAGCTTCTTTAAACGCTACCGCCTATAACACCAATGTTAATCAATCAGGTTTGTCCACAATGGGTACAGGTAGTATTCGATTGAACGATTATCAAAACAACGCAGACTCCGATTGGGGTGAGGTAATATTTACAGAAGATGTAACTCAATCCAACTCCGACAAGATCGAAGGATACCTAGCACACAAGTGGGGACTGACAACAGACCTACCGTCTGCCCATCCGTATAAAACCCAAGCACCATAAGATACCATGTTAAGTCACAAAGAAGGAAGTAAGCTACACGATAAGATAGCAGACGCATATCGTAACAGTATAGATATCATGGACGAACACGGAGAGTACAACGCTGCTCTTCTCAACGGTGCTCGTCAGTTCCTGAAAGATAACAACGTTACTATGGACAGTGGTTTAGGTACACCCTTACAAGCGTTGAACAATCAAATAGAAGCGTTACCCTTTGAAGAAGAACAACATCGAGATACCGCCCAAGCTCAAGGACTTTAGAAACTTTCTATACCTAGTTTGGAAACACCTTAACCTACCAGACCCTACACCGCTTCAATACGATATAGCGGAGTTCATGCAACACGGTCCGAAAAGATCGTTAATCATGGCGTTCCGTGGTGTAGGTAAGTCTTGGATATGTAGTGCGTACGTAGTACATCAACTCCTACTAGACCCCTCTAAGAATGTATTGGTTGTATCTGCCAGTAAGAATAGATCAGATGACTTCTCTACCTTTACACTTAGAATCATCAACGATATACCTATCCTTCAAGGACTTAAACCCAAGGAGAACCAACGATTCTCTAAGATAGCTTTTGATGTAGGTCCTGCCCCGGCAGCTCACGCTCCCTCCGTTAAGTCTCTAGGTATAACATCACAGCTTACAGGTTCCCGTGCTGACATCATCGTAGCAGACGACGTAGAAGTTCCTAACAACTCAGCTACTCAAGGTATGAGAGACAAGCTAGACGAACAAGTAAAAGAGTTTGAAGCTATCCTTAAACCCTTAGACACCTCTCGTATCCTCTTCCTAGGTACTCCACAATGTGAAGACTCTATCTATAACAAATTAAGAGAGAGGGGCTACAACGCTCGTATATGGCCTTCTGAGTACCCCAACGCTAAAGAAGCTACTTATAACTATGCAGGGGATTTAGCACCCCTTCTAGCGGACGCTATAGACGAAGACACTGTAGGTACTACAACAGAACCTCTTAGATTCACTGACTTAGACCTAGAGGAGCGTAAGATGTCCTACGGACGTACAGGCTATGCTTTACAGTTCATGCTCAATCCTAAGCTATCTGATGCTGATCGATACCCGTTAAAGATTAACGATCTTATTATCATGGATGTAGATGTAGACTTAGCTCCTGAAAAGGTAGTGTGGTCCAGTGACGATGATAACACAGATAGAGAGTTACCTAATGTAGGACTCAGTGGTGACCGCTATAGACGACCTTCTAACACAGTAGGTGATATGATACCGTATACTGGTTCCGTTCTATCTATCGATCCATCTGGACGTGGTAAGGACGAAACTGGGTACGCTGTTGTTAAGATGCTTAACGGTCAACTATACGTTCCTGATGCTGGAGGTATTAAAGGTGGTTACGACGAAAAGACGTTGAAGCATCTAGTAGCTATAGCTAAAGATAACAAAGTTAATAAAGTAGTTATAGAATCTAACTTTGGAGACGGTATGTTTATGGAGCTTATAAAACCTCTATTTAGAACAACCTATCCTGTAACTATAGAAGAGGTACGTCATAACAAACAAAAGGAGTTACGCATAGTCGATACCTTAGAACCCGTTCTTAATAGTCATAGGCTTATTGTTGATCCAAAGGTTATAACATATGATTATAAATCAGCTCTTACATATCCTATAGAACAACAAACTAGATACATGCTATTTTATCAGTTATCTAGAATAACAAGAGATAGAGGTAGCTTAGTTCATGACGACCGTCTAGACGCTCTTTCTATAGCTGTAGCTTATTGGGTAGAACAAATGGCTAACGATGTAGATCAAAGTATGTTAGATCGTAAACAAGAGTTACTACATAAAGAACTTCAAA